CCTGTATCCAGCACTCGGTGGAGTGGAAATACAGCTAACTGCCTCAGAGGTTATGTCCTAATGGAGCTTGGTCTAAAGGTCACAGGCTTGACGGAAATCGCTAAAACGTTGAATGAGAACAAAAAAACTATTACAGACGCAGTCAAAAGGCTAGACGACACTGAACTTAAGGTGTCTTTTCCAGGTATTGGCTTGAATTTAGATCTTAGTGAATTTAATCAGGCTAATCGCCCATTAGTTGAAATACAAAAAGGAATTAAAAAAGCACATGCCAAAGCAGTTAAGCTAATGGCTGCAGAGTTCAGCAAAGCGCTAGACGATGCGATGGAGAGCAGTGTTTGGGACTGGAAGGGGGACACAAGAGATATTATCGATACTGGCGAGTTGAAAAATAGCAAAAAAGTTATTGTTGATTCCGACAGTGACATTCATGTTTTTTATGGCACTGATTACGCTGCAATTGTCCACTATGGGGGGTATTTTTACCCATATGGCAACGAAAATGCTAAGACTTTTTATCCCGGCAGGCCTTGGGTTAAGTCTTTGATTGAAGGTGGCGGACCAATTGATCAATTTGATTTTAATACGATATACGGAATTCTTTTTATCAGCGAACTTAATAAGTTAATTAGTTAGGTATCCTAGCTCGCTTATTTGCGACTATGGCGAAATTACCTTTTGTTGTTGCGCCGAAGGTCAAGACCTCTAAGGTAAGACTGGGTACTGAAGAAACGGGTATTATTGAGATTGAAAAACGGGGATACTTGTCGGTAGCTGAAAAAAGCTTTGTCGACTCTGTCCTGCAGCAAAGTGATGGCGTAACGCAAATCGTCAAGCTGGCAAGTCAGATCGCTAGGAATCGTAAGATTTCTGTTGAGACTGCTTACACGCAAGTCGTTGCTGCAATTAGCGCTGAAAAGAAAACCAAAGCTCAAGAAGAAATTGCAGCTGAATATGCTGGCGAAATCAGCACAATCCAGGCTGGGATGATTGAATCGATGGGTCGTAAGTCAATTGCGTGTACGACTATTTTAATTCAGTCCAGAATTGACTCCGCCTGGACTATTGAAGATACGATGACACTTCAGCCGGAGCTGTTGGAGGAATTTGCCCGTTTCTATGACTCAGAAGAGGCAAAAGAAGATTTCGAGCCTACTGAAGTCAATAGCGAAAAAGAGGCTGCTGAAATTGTGGGAAAGTAAAGTCTGGTACATGGAACCAGGTAGTCCCATTTGATAAAGTATTTTGGGAGCTTAAGGGAGCATTCCCTGGTGACTTAGAGTTCAGCGTAGATAGGTATTACAATTTACCTTATCAATATGTTTTAGAGGCATATGACCATGCGCTGAAGCAAAAACAGCGAAGATTGCATGAACTTGAATCTCCTATTGCGTTGCTGACATCGCTGACGGCAAATGTAAATAGAGACAGCAAAAAACAAAAGAAGCCTTACAAGATGAACGATTTCTTCTTGTTCGAGCCTAATGAAGATAGAAATATCCCGACTGGCACGTATGGTGCTGCGGCAATGAAGTTAATTGAAATCGATCAATTTCCATCATGGGCTTTATTTGTTTATAAGGATCTGTCAGCAAGTTCTAGTGGGGCTCCTCCAAGTCTTCTAGCTTTTATCCACCAAGAAGCAATACTCTTGGCACCCATTGTCAAGGGTGATCTTGTTACGGGTATGTTGGTTTGTACTGAAAAAGCTTACAACAAGACATTAGAGATGAAGTCACCTTGCGGGGGAGCAATTAGTGTTAATATACCCCCCTTAAAAGGTGCCTACATTGCTATTGAGGACATTGAGTTAGAGCTTAACTAGCTTGATAGAATTCATGACAATCGTAAACATCACCTGATCTTGGGATGTTTGTTTGATTGGCTTCAATCCATGCGCGAATTCGATACTCCCGTTCAATAGAGTAAAACTCTTGTCGTCCAAACCACTCAACCCAGTTCTCTGATCCTTTTGAGTGGTTACAACGCTTGCAGGCTGGAATGCAATTGCTTGTGCGGTCTTCTCCTCCTTTTGCTTTTGGTCTTACGTGATCTAGCGTTAATGATGCGTCATCAATTGGTGGATTGTCGCAGTATGCACAGCGATTTTGCCAGGCGTCTTTGATTGACTGACGCCAGAGCTGTTTAGCTTCTCTTCTTGTCATTGCTTCAAGGTGAAAAAGGTAGTCGTGGATCCTCTGCCGGACCGTTATTCCTTTTGCACTCATTGAGTCAATATTGTGACATTACCGCGAAGGAGTGAGGCAAGTGGGCTTCTCATAAGCGCTTTAGCGGCTGTCGTGTTTATAGTTCCACACATGGGCAGACTAAAACACGGATTTTTAGGTCGAATGGCACAAACTTTTGCCAGTACACCATTGACTATTTATAACGTACTTGCGAACGATAGTACTTTTTCGGGACTGTTAGGTACATATACTTTCAGCGGAGGTAGTACGTCAGATTCAATTACGATATTGACTCCAGGAGAAAAGTTACCACACTTAGAGTCACAAGTAGGTTTAGAGTGCATCATTCATGACGCTGGTGATATCAAAAGGATCGATTACGTCAATGACGACTCTGAGCTGTTGACGACTTGGAAAATATTTTTAATCGTCTGGGATGGTTCGACGGGCAGTGACTTAGATGCCGCTGCAAAGCGTGCTTGCCACCTGTTCTACGGGAGTACATCTATCGAAACGTTGTCGGTCTCTCAGGGTCTTGGAGCGCGTGTACAGACGATGATTATGATTCCAGAGAATGGCGGATTACATCAAGATGCCGTAGATATTTTGAACTCCTTACCATAAGGCTAATTTATAGAATACCAGACATGTAGGAACACTAGCTCAGTGGGGTGAATCCCCCATATTTGCTCAGTTTTCAGCATTCTGGAAATTCACCCATGGCTAATTATTCTGCAGCCTTTGGCTATAAGTTCTACTTGTTGCCTGTCCATTCTGACGAGGTCGATCTGACCTTTTCTGGAATCACGACTGCAACTGGTTTGAGCGGCGCTAGCACTGGCTTTTTAAAGGTTGACAGCAGTTCTGCTGGCGACGAAGGTAACCTCGCCGCTGACAATGACACCGTTGCTTACAACAGCACGACTGGTATTTTCACCGTTGAAAGCCAGGCTTATGCAATGGACGGCACTACGGCTACTGACCAGCCTCTTAAATTGCTTGGATTGACTAACGCTTCTCTGGAGACTGATACTTCTAGCGAAGATGTGATCACTTATGATCGTACAACTAGAGGCTACAACACTAACATCGCTACCACTAAATCCTTCTCCATCTCGTTGGAAGGTGTAGCTGACTTCAAGAGCGCTGCTTATCAGGTGCTGCGCTTAACTGAAGCCAATACTGTTAACAATAGCCTACGCGTTAAGTTTGCTCGTATCGGCCCTACTGGTACTGAAGAATCTATCTATGGCTACGGCACCTTAGAAGGATATTCTGAATCAATCGAAGCAGGTTCCGTTGTTTCTTGGAGTGCTACCTTGAATGGTTACGGTCCTTATGTTCTCGACATCGACGCTAACTCCTGATAATAACTTAAATAGCTCAAAAGCCCCGCCACGGCGGGGTTTTTTCTTGGCAGACTAATTTAGTCTAATTAGGGTCGATGGCTGAACAGAGCTTCGGTATTGAGTTGAGAGCTGGTGCCGATGTCTCAGAGTTCAGAAGAGAATTGAAAGCAGCGCAAGGTGACGTAGAGGCGCTTGCTAAAGTTATTGATAAGTTTAAACGTCAAGCAAGTGATGTAGTTACAGGCCAAAGAGCGCTTATTACCCTTGAGGGTAAAGATGCAGCCAGCGGCACTATTGGTGTAGTTACTGATAAATTAAATAAATACGAAAAATCGGCTAGAGAAACAATCGGTCAGTTAAATAAATTGACTGGCGCTGAAAAGCGCTCAGCGATGGGCTTATCGCAAAAGCTATCTTTCTTGAAGCAGGCACAAAGTCGCGTTGAGAAGACTAGTAGAAGCTATAAGACTTTAGAGAAAGGTATTAGGGCGTACACTGCTGCAATTAAGCAAAACAGCGGCATACAAAAAGGGTCGATCGCTGATCTAACGGAGCAGGCGAATAAGCTACAAAAACTCAGCGAGTTATACACGATTGGTTCGGCTGAGCAGATTAAATATGCTAATGGCGCAAAAAGAGTACGCGACCAAATTAAAGGTACTACGAGTCCATTAAATAAGTTTTTTGGTGTACTTAATCGTATTGCAACAGTACAAGCTGGTTTTACTGCTTTTGCTGCAATCATCGGTACGTTTACTGGTTCTCTGAATAAATTTGTTGGTCAACAGAAAGCACTCGAAGGCTTTGAACTGGCGTTGAAAAACGTTGGATTGTCTACAGCAGAGGTAAATGAACGTTTAGCTGATGCAGCAAGAATCTCTGCTGAGCTTGGTGCTCCTTTGGAGCAGGTCGAGAAGTCGTTCAAGCGAATGGTGCCTGCATTGGAAGCCGTAGGTGTCAACGCTGAGGACAGTGGCAAATTCCTTGAAGGAATTGCTGCCAGAACACAGACCCTTGGTCTTAATACAGAACAGACCGGTCGCTTCATGGAAGCGTTCGCCCAGGTGCTGTCTAAAGGCAAGCTGCAATCAGAAGAACTTAACCAGCAGATCTCTGAACTTGACGGTGCTTTCAGGGGGCAACTTGCTAAGTCGCTTGGCGTGACGACGCAGCAACTGGAGGATATGATTCAGAATGGCGAAATCACATCAAGAGTTTTTGTCAAAGCATTCAATGATATGGCAAATGGCGCAGATGCTCTGCGCGAAAGGATTGCATCAGGCAATGCAACGATTCAACAGTTACAAAATCTGATCGATCTGATCGATACGCAAAACATCAGACGTATCGGCAAGGCAATTGAGCCTGGAATCAAAGCATTTTTAGAGATACAATTTGTTGTCGCTGAATTCATCGAAACTGTTAGCAAATCGCAAGTCGGTGCGTTACTGGCGACTATATTTAATGAGGTCGCTAAAGGTGCTAGAGACTTTACAAAAGCTCTTACAGAGGTCAGCAAGCTAATCATTGCATTACTAGAGCCGATTGCAGGAACTATCAACTTATTTGGTGGTTTAATTAGGGTCGTAACTGCAGCGACTATAGCTTTTGTAAGCTTTGCAGCAAGCCTTGCCATCAAGGATCTTTTGACTAAAGTTGCTGGTGGTATGACGCTTGTTAGTACTGCTGCTACTAATATGGCTACAGCCTTTGCTCTCGTAGAGGCTGTTGGAATTAGTAAGACACTTTTATTGCTGAAAGGTGCGCTAGCAAAGCTAGTACCCTTAATTGGAGCGCTTGCACTCAAATTCGCACCAGTCGTAGCACTGCTCGCATTAGCCAAAATTGGCATGGATGGATTTAGGAGAACCAACGAAAAAGTTAATAAGCCAACCAAAGAATTTGGCGATCAACTGCAATCTATTATCGATAGGTTAAAAGAAATACCTGATGCAGCGAAAGATGCAGAAGAAGCATTAGGGAAAATTCCTACGGACGGCACTGACCCTATACCGGTTGTCAATGCATCTACATTTAGAGGTACTGATATTCAAGAAGGCTTGAATGACTACAGAAGAGCTTTTAAACTGCTTGAAGATGGAAAGAAAAAATCAACTGAATTTACTCAAGAACTCATTAGGTTAGGTCTTGTTGCTAAAGATGGTGCCATTATAACTGCAGGCGCTTTCGATAAAAAAACAGCCCGAATAATAGATGGTAAGGATGCTGTTGCAGACTATGTAGCACTACTTGAGGGTCAAATTGCACAAGAAAAAGAAGTTGCAAAATCTATCGATACTTCAACAAATGCTGGCAAGGAGGCCAAGAAAAAGTCAGATGAACTTCTTGCTACATATAAGCTTCAAAAAGATGCGTACCAAGGAGTTCTTGCTGAAGTCGAAAGAGAAATCGTACTAAGAAATAAAGCAGGAAAGGTAGTCAACAGGCAGATCAAAAACTTGAAAGATCTGAAGAACATACAAGAAGCACAGCAAGAAGTCAATGATATGGTTAATATGCAGTTGGAAACTGAGTTTATGGAGCGTTATGGGGATAGCGCAAAAACTGCTGCTGATAAATTAATTCTCTTGACGGCTGCTCAAGAACAGCTCGCTATACAGCAAAAGAAAAATTTACAAGCCCAACTCGAATCTATAAAAGCCACAAAAGTTAGTGAGGCTTTTACTCAAGAAGACAAGGACACAGCTATAACACAATTAACAAGCCAGCTTCTCGAAGCAGAAAAAGCAGTACGCGAAAGTAATGACAGGCTTAATAAAGCGGTTACGGATGAGTTAGAGCGTACTTTATCGCGAGTATCGAAACTTGCTGATGACTACACCTCATTAGCTAATGTCATTAGCCAGGGATCTGCTAAGTTAGCTTCTTCCACTACAGGTGCTTTAGGTGATCTGAGAAGTCTTACTGACGCAGTTTTCGAACGCGAAATGGAAGGCGCAAGCCCTCAACAGCAAAGAGACCTTGAGGATGCTCGCTTAAGGATGATAGCTCAGATCAATGAATTAGAGCATGAAATTGCGCAAATAAGATTACAGACAGAAGCAAGAATTGCTCAGCTACAGAATGAACAAATTCAAGTAAGATTAGCTGCTGAGCAAAAAATAGCGCAGAGAAGGGGTGACAAGGAAGGTGCAGCAGATTTAGGTCGACAAATTCAGATTACGAAAGAAATAGGTGAACAACAACAAAAAGTTTTTAATATGGAAGCAAAAAGATTGGATATCCAAAAAGCTATAAAGGATGAACAGCTTTTTCAAGAGGCCTTAGCAAGAGGAATGTTCCCTCAATATAAAAATCGCGAACAACGTGAAAGAGCAATTAGACAAGAACTTGGCCTGCAAAAGACTGAAGTTCAAGACTTAAGAGACATTTATGCAGAAATAAAAGAAGAAGGTGCTACAAATGTTGCTCGAGATGACAAAAGAGCGATCGCAGCTCAAAACCAAGGTTTAAAGGTACAAAAAACTTCAGTGGATCAAATTAATGAACGCTACAAAGAGCTGAAGAAAACCAATGATAAATTGATCTCTTCGGGTGAGCTGCTTGGACAAGCCTTTACTAACGTTGAGACCGCTCTTGGTGGAGCAAACATTGAGGCGTCTAATTTTTCACAAAGTATGCGGGATGCTTTAAATTATGCAAGAAATTTGGTAAACATCTTAGGCGGCCAGGGAAATGCAAGATTTATGGGTGGTCCTGTCGAAGGTGGTCAGACTTACCGCGTTAATGACGCTGGTCTGGGTCGTGAGGCGTTTATGAATAAGTTCGGCGATGTTAAAATGTTGCCGGCAGCTTCTAACATGAACTGGACTGCTCCATCTAGCGGTACAATTATCCCCGCAAA